GCCGGGGCACCGGCTGCACCGGGATCATTGGCCGGTGACGGAGGCGAACTGCCGAACATCAGTCCCAACCGCTGCTCCCGTTCCCGGTCGGCGGCGATCTCGGCATCCACCTGTTCGGCGTCATAGCCGCGCTCGGCCAGGGCCTGCGTCCGGCTTTTCAGCCCCGCCCCGATCTGCTCGATCTCGGCCTTGGTGTCCTTGAGCGGATCGACCCAGTCCCATTTCGGCGGCAGCCAGGAACAGGCGATGAAGGTGGGGCGGTTGCGCTCATAGCCGGGGATGTCGAGCGCCCCCGACAGCACCGCCACGTCCATCCAGCGCTGCCACACCACCCGGCACATCTGGTGGACCATCACCGAGTGCTGCCAGGCTTCAACCCGGCGGCGGAACTCCAGCAACGCCATGCGCGAGTTGGAGTAATTGGCCTTCAGCATGTCGTTGGACAGGTAGGCGTAGGGCACCCCGGTGGCGGCGGAGATCTGCAGCAGGGTGCGGTACTCGAACGGCTCATACGATCCGCCCACATCCGCGGGGGCCGAGGTCTGGATCTGCTCGCCCGGTTCCAGCGGCACCACCTGGCCGGGCTGGACCTCGACGATACGGTCGCCGGAGCCGTCATCGGCGGGCACCACGTCGATCACGTCGGCCGGAGCCGGAGACGTGACGAACATGGCGTACATCGCGGCGATCTTCTTGCGCTCCAGTTCTGCATCGTCGTACTGGTCGAGCAGGAACAGCTTCACCACCGCCGGGGCCAGCCGGGACACGCCGCGAAGCTGGCCGGATTCCACCGGGTCGATGACATGGACGATCTCTGAGGCCGGAACCCGCACCGTTTCGCCCGCCAGACCGGGATCGGTGAGATCGCCGGGATGACGGCGCAGAAAGTGGTAAGCGACGCGGCTGCCGATGCGGTCGAATTCGATGCCCTGGCGGATGACGTTGCCGCTGGGCAGGATTTCCATCCTGGTCAGCGGCAGCATTTCCGAGGGCAGCATCTGAAGCTGCAACGGCACCGTCAGGCCATCCTCGGGACGGCGCGGCCGCAGGCGGAAAAACACCTCCCCGGCGATGAACACTTCCCGCGCCGCCCGGCGCTGCTGGCCGTAGAAGTCGGTCAGGCCCTCGGCATCGGATTCATCGGTCCAGGCCAGCCAGAGCTGCTGCACCTGGGTCTTCAGATCCCTGTCGGCGATCAGCGATGACGGCTTGATACCGGTGCCCACCGCGTTGCCGGTCCAGCTTTCGGCGGCGTTGAGGGCATAGCCGTTGTTGCGCACCAGATAGCGGGCACGGGCGGTGATGTCGGAGCCGGCGGCGGCGATCAGGGTGTTGACGTGGGCGCGGCTGGGCTGAAAGCCCTTGAGCCGCCGACTGCCCTGCGCGGCCTCGAAGCCGCCGATCAAGGCACCTACCTTTCGCCGGAAGGCCGACAACATGGTCACAGCCCCTTGGTGGCGACGGCCAGGATGCGCCGACGGGGTTTCCTGCCCTCGGCCTGGGCGATGCGACGGTCGAGATCGGCCAGGACGTGATTGGCCTGGGTCAGGTCGTATTGGACGGTACGGTCGCCGACGGTGACGCGAGCCACCAGGGAATTGCGCCGCGCCAGCACCCGCTCGCGCTCGGCCTTGAGGTCGTCGAGGGTCATATCACTGCATCCCGCTGAACTTGATGATGCGCCGAGGACGGCGGGCGATCCGGCGCACCTGTCCGGCTTCGGGGTCACTGGTGCTGGCGACAACGGCCAGTTGCCCTTCCAGATCCCGCCACTTGGCCTCGGGCCAGCGGTCGGCTCCGGCGATCCAGGCGGCGGCGCGGGCATAGACCCGGCAATCCAGCGCCTCGTTGCGTTCGCGCAGCTTCTGCCATTCCAGCTTGGAGAAGCCGCGGCGGTTCTTGACCGTCACCAGCTGCTCGGCGACGAACTGCTTGCACCACTCCGAATCCGCCCACGATGGCAGATGCACCGTTCCGGCCGGGAAACGGACACCCTCGGCCAATTCCTCGTCGGTGGGGCGCTCCAGGCGCAGGAAACGGTAGGTTTCCGTCTTGAAGGTGGACACCGCCACCGTCCAGAGGCGGGCACCACGGCGCACTTTCTTGCCGCCCTCGGTGGCATCGACCAGGGTGGGGCCGGAGACCGGGCTGGAGCGGTTGAAACCCTCCACGCCCTTGATGGGCGAGACCTGGCCGACGCCCATCCTGCGGCCCCAGGTGTAGACCGCCGAGGATTCGTAGCCGGAGTCGATGGCGAGGCGGGCGATCTTGAGGGCTGCGCCGCTGGCATGGGTCCAAGTCTTCGCCAACACCTGTTCCAGGCTCGTCCATGTCTCGGCCTTCTCGGGACCGCCGTCGATGACGATGTGGTCTACCAGCCAGCTTTCCAGATTGCGGCCCCAGGCCCAGACGTCGATCTCGACGCGGTCCTTCTGGACGTCGGCCCCGGCGGTGAGAAACAGCCCGCCAGCGGGCACGGTGCCGTTGGTCCAGGTTTCGCGGCGGTCGTAGAGCCGCTGCCAATCGGGCGCCTCGCCGGATTCGACCCAGGTCTCGCCCAGCACGGTGTTGCGAAATACCCTGAGCGCGTCGTCATTGCCCTGGGCTGCTTCCCACATGCGGGCGATGCTCTCCCAGGATTGCCAGCCCGGCGGCGAGTAGAGCGCCGAGATGTGGAAGCCGACGGTGCCGGGATCCTCGGCCACCGCTGTGGACCGCCAGACACCTGCCGCCAGCATTCCCGCCTTGGCCGATTCGGTGATCGGCTGGTCGCAGGCCTCGCACTGGTAACGGACGCTGCCCGGCTGGCCCTTGTCCCATTTCAGCCGCTCGAACTTCAGCCACTGCATTTCGCCGCAATGGGGGCACGGCACGAAGAAGCGGCGCTGGTCGGACGCTTCGAATTCCCGCTCGATGCGCGACAGCCCGCGAATGGTGGGCGTCGAGACCAGGAACGCCTTGGCCCGGTGCGCGAAGGTGGCCATGCGGGCGCAGGCCAGCGCCACCGGGTCGCCCTCCTCGTCGGCCGAAGCCGGATAGGCGTCCACTTCGTCGAGGAACAGGTAGCGGGCGGGCATCGAGCGCAGGCCGACGGCGCTGTTAGCCCCGGTCATCACCAGGGTGCCGCCGGGAAAGTCCTTCGACAGCATGGTGTTGCCGGCGTCGCGCGAGCGGGCCGGCTTGACCCGTTCCCGCAGAATGGGGCTTTCGTCGATCAGGGTGTCGATGCGCTGGCGCGAATTGCGCTTGGCCATCTCGACGGTGGGCTGCACCGCCAGCACCGGGCCGGGGGCATGGTGGATGATGAAGCCGAGAAAGTTGTTGCCCGCCTCGGTCGCGCCGACCTGGGCCCCCTTCATGAACACCACCCGTCGGCAGGAATGCGACGGCGACAGGCAGTCCATGATCTCGCGCAAATACGGCGTGCGATTGGTGCGGTAGCGGCCCGGTTCGGCGGAGGCGCGGCTGGACAGAACCCGGTGCTGGTCGGCCCATTCCGACACGGTCAGCAGCGGGTCGGGCCGCATTCCGTCGGCCCAAGCCGACAGGATCAGATCCGCGCCGTCGAAGTCAGTGGAAGTCCGGCTTGATGTCTGCAAGCTCATTCAGATGCGCCCTGACGTGGGTTTCCAGCAAAACCTGCATCACATGCGGGTCCAGCCCGGCCTCCGCCGCCATCAACCCGGCGACACGGGCGGGCCAGCCGACCCAGGCATCGCGTTCCTGGCGGGCCAGCTTGAACACCAGGGCCAGGGCATTGGCGCGGTCGATGACCTCGTCCTTGAGGCGCTGCACCTGGATGCGGGCCTTCTGCGCCTTGGCCACCTCGTGGGCGGTGCGGGCCTGGGTGAAGTTGGTGCCTGTCGAGGGCAGAGAATCGCGCTGGGGCGACGGAAGTGGTGCGGCTGACGGTGCCGAAGGCGGCGATATCGGAATCAGTGTGGCCTTCTCCGGCGAAGGGGGCGGAGCCTTGCGGGCCGGATCGGTCTGGGCATCCCAGGCTGCGTCGGCCTTGACCGGGTCGATGGTGCCGTCCGGCTCCAGGAAAATGCGTCCAGCCTTGGCGGCCCGTAGCACCGAGACGTAACTGACCCCGCGATGCCGCGCATAGGCGCGTATCGACAGCCCCATGAGCGAGCCCTCGCAGAAAGCAATCTAATGATCGACTTATCGAGTTGATGTCATCGCCCGGTAGAGCGATGGATGGTCCCACGAACACCGGAGGGAACCATGACGAAGCGCAGCGAGAACACCCAGGCCATCGACACCTTTATTGCCAGGAAGTCCGACTTCGACGCCATGCTGGCCCGGCTGCAGACTTTGAGCGCCGACCACTTCAACTGGACGCCCGAAGAAATCAACTGGGGCCACGCCGGGACCATGGCCCACTATGCCGAGATGCTGAAGCGCATCACCGACAGCGCCTTCCAGGAGGGCGAATTCGCCGTCTGATCGACGGCTTTTCCTTCCCGCTCCGACCGGCTTCAGGCTGGCGGGGCTTGGGGTGGTACAGGCGGCGGGACTGGCCCGCGCCATCCTTGGAGGTCCACCCCATGACCCAACTTTCCGACACCCAGGCCGTCATCCTCTCCGCCGCCTGCTCCCGCGAGGGCGGTTTCCTGCTGCCGATCACCGCGTCCCTGAAGGGCGGTGCCGTCAACATGGTGCTGAACAGCCTGATCAAGAAGGAACTGGCCGAGGAAATCCCCGCCGAACCCGGCATGCCGGTCTGGCGCGAGGACGAGGACGGCACCCCATTTACCTTGCGGGCCACGCCCGCCGCCTACACCGCGTTGGGCATGGTCGCCGACACGGGCGCGGACTCTGGCCCGGAAGAAGAACCGGCGACGGACATGGCAGACCAGCCGGAAACCGCGCCCCTGGGTGCGCAGGCGCCCAATTGTTCAATGGCGGCGGAGCCGCCGGAGGCCGACGGCGCGAATACGCCGCGCAAGACCCGCCAGGGGACGAAGCAGGAAGCCCTGATCGCCATGCTGAAGCGGCCTGAAGGGGCCAGCATTGACGAGATTGCTGCAGAATTTGGCTGGGCGAATCATACGATTCGCGGGGCCATTGCCGGGGCCTTGAAGAAGAAGCTGGGCCTGACGATCACCAGCGAGAAGCTCTCTGGTCGGGGCCGCACCTACCGAATCGCCGAATAGGAGCCGCCCATGCCCCGCTACAGCGTCATCATCACCCGCGACGTCACCGAAAGTACCATCGTCCAGGTCGAGACCGAAACGCCGGAGCAGGCCGAAACGGCGGCCATCGAGAAACTGTTTGAGAGTACCGATGCCGAGTGGGGACTCGACGAGGGCTCCTGGAACAAGGCCAATGCCTACGTCACCGGTGTTGACGAAATCCCCTGATGGCGCTCGATTTCGGTCAGCACCATCAGGGCTTGGTCAAGGGCAAGATGGTCACTTGCCCTTGACGCGCGTTCAACCTGGGTTTTGGCCACATCGAGAGCGGCCTGACCATAGTGATCCATCAGGTCATTCGCGGCACGGGCCACATGTTCGGGATTGACGGCCATGACTTACAGCGACTTCTTCAAAGCCGCTGCCGTGCTGAACTTGATCGAGGTCGAAGCGGCAATGTCTATGGCCTCGCCGGTCTTCGGATTGCGGCCCCGGCGCGCGGGACGCTCGGCCTTGGCGAAGGTGCCGAAGCCGATCAGGCGGAAGCTACCGTCGGTCTTCACGCCATCGACGATGGTGGCCAGGACAGCTTCAACAGCGGCATCCGCCTGGGCAACAGAGCAACCGGTCACCGCACGGATGGACTTGGAAAGGGCCGATTTGGACATGGCATTCTTCTCTTTTGCTGGCATCGTGATCGGGAACAGTAGATTCGGATCGCCCCAAATCCAAGTCTCACCGCAGCCGCTCGAAGATTCGCCGCAGCACGAAACCGCGCAGCAGGGAGACCACGGCGAAAACCAGACCAATCCGCAGATCATCGGCCAGGGTGATGTGAATGCCGAAGACCGGGAACACCACCACCTGGGTGGTGACCGCGATTCCGTAGCCGATCACCACGTTGGCGGCAGCCTCGGCCAGGGACATATGGCGGGATTGGCGCATCAGACTAATCCATTGAAAATGATCGATTAATCGACTTGATAAGCCTGCGCGGGAGAGCGTTAGTGGGTCCAACAAAACGGAGGAACACCACGATGCAAACCCGCGACGAAGCCCTGGCGAACATCGCCGCCACCATCCTGGACCTGGAAACCCTGGAGACCCGCAACAGCGGACGCCTGGACTTCCACGAACTGGCGGTTTGGCAGATCAAGAAAGCCCTGGAAGCGGCCTACGCCGCCGGGTGCGCAGGCACCCAACAGAACGAACAGCGGGAGGGCAAGTAGCATGGCCCTGACCGTCCGCCCCACCGCCGCCCTGAAGGCCCATCCGCAGTGGTCGCAAAGCGACTTCGAATACTTCCGGGGCAAGGGCTATTCCAACCAGCAGATCCTCGAATTCTGGGAGCGCGACCTGCGCCTCGGCTGCCAGCCGCTGAACTGGAAGCCCACCGACGCCAAGTACCAGCATTCCCTGCGCCGGATCACCCGGCGCTGACCGCCTTTCCTGCGGCGATTTCCTCGAAACTCCGGCCATCGCCATCCAGCACGGCCTTGCCGCCGGTCAGCTTCTGCCAGCGGCCGACGATCACGTCGGCATAGGCCGGGTTCAATTCCATGGCAAAGCAGATGCGGCCGGTGGTTTCCGCTGCGATCACTGTGGTGCCACTGCCCGCGAACGGCTCGTAGACCGCCTCGCCCTCGGCGCTGTTGTTGAGAATTGGGCGACGCATGCATTCCACCGGCTTCTGGGTGCCGTGGACCGTGGCTTCGTCCTCAACACCGTTATTGCCGATCGCCCAGATGGTGGCCTGATCCCGCGCTCCCTGCCAATGGCCGGTGCCGGTCTTGCGCACGGCGTACCAGCACGGTTCGTGCTGCCAGTGATAATCACCCCGGCCCAGGACGAAGCGGTTCTTCGACCAGATGATCTGGGCGCGGATCTTGAAGTCGTTGGCCTCCAGGCTGTCGGCCACCACCTTGGCGAAGATCGCCGCGTGCCAGACATAGGCCACCTCGCCGGGGAACAGCGCCCAGGCTTCCCGCCAGTCGGCGCGGTCGTCGTTGGCCACCTTGCCGGTGCGGGCCGAGGACGACACCCCGGCTTCGTTCCGCCAAGTGGGATCGTATTCCACCCCGTAAGGCGGGTCGGTCACCATCAGGTGCGGCGTGGCTCCGGCCAGCAGACGCTCCACATCGGTGGCGACGGTGCTGTCGCCGCACAGCAGGCGATGCTTGCCCAAGATCCACAGATCGCCCGGCCGCGTCACCGGATCGGCGGGCGGCTCGGGGATTTCGTCTTCGTCACCTTCTCCCTGGCCGTCGCCCTCGTCATCAAGAGGAGCCATCAGGGCGTCGAGTTCCTCTTCCGAGAAGCCGATCAGATCGAGGTCATAGCCCTCGGCGTTCAGCGCGTGCAGTTCGGCCGCCAGGGTCTCGTCGTCCCAGCCGGCATTGAGTGCCAGCTTGTTGTCGGCCAGGATGTAGGCGCGGCGCTGGGCCTCGGTCAGATGATCAAGGATCACCACCGGCACCGTGTCCAGGCCGAGGGATTTGGCGGCAGCCAGTCGGCCATGCCCGGCGATGACGTTGCCCTTGCTGTCGGCCAGCACCGGATTGGTCCAGCCGAACTCGACCATGCTGGCGGCGATCTGGGCCACTTGGCTGTCCGAATGAGTCCGCGCATTGCGGCCATAGGGGATCAGCCGGTCGATGGGCCAAGCCTCGACCGTGTCGGGAAGCGGATGGGTCATGATCAGTCCGTACAGTCGCAGGGCAGGCAGTCGTCGGATGGGCCGCCCTCGAAATCCCGCTGGCGGCGGACGAAATTGAGCAGTTCGCGGTAGCTGGGCCGGTCGGCGCGGAACAGCGCCATCTCCGGCTTGGTCAGGGTGCCAAGCGCCGGGGCGTTGCGTTCCATGTCGATCCACCATCTGGCCCGGTCGGGGAACAGGCGCATGATCCCCTTGATGGTGGCCGCGCCCTTCATGAAGCAGAGGTCGCAATTGCCCAGCGGGGTCTTGCCGTTGTTGTCGGGCAGACCGAGATCGAAGGGCTGGCGCTTCCAGAAGGCCGAGACGTCCTGGCGGCTGATCTTGGCCTGATCCAGCGGCAGGAGGGTCTCGAACCGCTCCTTGCCCGCCTCGTTCATGGCCTTCTGACGGGCGACCCGGCGAGGTTCGTCATGGCGCAGCCCGACGACGTTGACCCATTCCCCGTAGCCCAGCATGTCGCGCATGAAGGCGATACCGCGCTTGACCTTGAGGTAATGGGTGCAGAGCCGCATGGTCGGATTGGGCAGGAAGCCTCGGACCTTGACGATCTTCTCGAAGGGCTCGCCGTCGCGGGCCGCGCTATTGTAGCCCACCACACTGGTGTCGAACGGCTCGGCGGGATCGTATTCCAGCCAGGTGATGGCGACCGACCAGCGCACCGAGCATTCGTGGACGAAGCGCAGCGTCTGCTCGAACTCCCGCCCGGTATTGAAAAACACCACATGGACGTCGGAGGGTAGCTGGCCGTTATGGGCGTCCAGGATCTGGTGCAGCATGTAGCCGGACGTGCGCCCGCCCGAGAACGACACCAGGGCGGGGCCGTCCATGCGATAGGGATTGCGGGTCATGGCCGTTGTCCTGCCGCCTGGATGCGGCGACCGATCCAGCGCATCACCGGCACGGCCATGGAATTGCCCAGAGCCCGGTAACGAGGGCCGTCGGGACAATCCTCGGCAGCCTTCCGTCGCCAGGGGATGCGGGTGTATTGGTCCGAGAAACCTTGAAGCCGCTCACACTCCGTCGGCGTCAGTCTGCGCACCGCCATGCCATGCTGAACGGCCAGCTGACCGCCAGCGTTGTCGCGGCCCAGCGCGTTGTCCGCTCCGCGTTCCCTTCGGTCCATGGCCCGCAATGTCGGGGCGATGGCTTCGGTGGCAGCCGGGGTGCTGGCCTTGCAGTCGAAGGCAACATAGGTTTGCTGCTTGGTCCCCGGCTCGGCGGCCAGGGCTCCGGCCACGGTCAGGGGGCGGACCTCATCCCGCTGGTTCTGGGCAAAGGCGACATAGCTGCGGCTCGATCCGCCGCTGGCCGCCCGGAGGCTGGCGAGGTTGTCGGCATCGATCTCGGCCTGCGCCCCGCCATCCCGGCCACGCAGATTGAACGCCACGGCGTGCTGCTTGCCCGCCTGCAACGTGAACATCGGATCACCATCACTGCCGACACCGATTCCGGCACGCACATCCGTGGTGCTGATGCCGGTGCGGGCACCGGCCTCCTGAATGGGGATGGCGATGGATACCGGCACCAGCGGTGTGCCGCGTCCGGTGCCATCCTCTGAGGCGTCGAAGCTCTCGCCGCGCAGGGAATGGGTGACCAGGGTGTCGATGTCGGGCCGATGGGCAAGGTTCGCCTTGGCCCGCAAGGTGTGGGCGATCAGCGTGTCGGTGCAGTCGCTATCAATGCCACGGGACAGGTCGCGGGCCTGCAAGGTGGTGGCGATGAAGGTTTCGGACTCGAAATCCATCCGGCCACTGGCAGACGCACAGGCATTCAGAGCGGTGGCGACGTCGATGGGGCCGGAGGTATTGTTGCCGCCATAAGCGCGGCATGCAGCCGAACCGGCAGCGCCTTGCCCCGCTTCTCTGCTCGGCGGAGAATCCCGGCGCAGGCCTTGGCGCTCAAAAAGTACCGCGACGGGATCGGCCCGGTCTCCAGCACCTGCGATAACGAACACACGGCGGCGGCGTTGGGCCAAGCCGAAGTATTGGGCGTCGAGCACCCGCCACGCGACTGTGCGCGCGGGTCCAACGACAACACCAGCGTCCGTCCATTTGCCCCCTGGCGGGAGCAGCGGACCATCTTCGCCGGCCAGTCCGCCCAGAAGGCATCCGAAGGCGTTGTCGCGGGTGGAGAGTACGCCTGGGACGTTTTCCCAAAGCGCGTATGACGGGTTGATGGCATCGGCGAGTTCCACGAATTTGAGGGCAAGGTTGCCGCGCGCGTCGTCCAGCGACTTGCGCAGGCCCGCCACCGAGAAGGCTTGGCAGGGCGTGCCGCCCACCAGCACGTCGATCTTGCCCCGCCACGCCGCACCGTTGATGGCGGTCATGTCGCCCAGATTGGGGATGGCCGGATAGCGGTGCGCCAGCACGGCGGAGGGGAATGGTTCGATCTCGGCGAAGAAGGCTGGCCGCCAGCCCAGCGGCTCCCACGCCACCGTCGCCGCTTCGATTCCGCTGCACACCGAGCCGTAAACCAGCCCCTGGGCGTGCGGCATAGAGCCGAGCGCCGGGGATACCGGCTCGGTGAGAGCAAGTTGCATGGTGGTAGCCGTGGTACGGGTGGTACAGGGGTGGTAGCCGGAAGGCGGCTACCGGGCTGGCTACCGCCCCCCGTACCACCCTGCCCGAAAGCGTGAAAGGCGCGCTGTCCTTGGGACTTACGCGCCTTCCGGGGTGGTAACTGGTACGGGGTGGTAGCCTAGATTTTTCGGCTGTCGCTAGCGAAATCGGGCGCTGATGCCCCCCGCATAGCGAAAGGTGCCGGGGAGGAACCAATTCTCCACGGTACGGGGTTCTATTCTTTCGCCCGCTCTGGGCGGCGGATCATTTGATTATCACCGCCGCCCGTCGTTCGAGCTTGCCCCAACCATACCACCCACTCGCGAGGGGCGTCAGTGGCAGGAATGTCTTAAGACATCACGCAGCGTCGTCCTGCATCGGTTTTGCCCTTGCGATCAGACCCGCCTTGGAGATGCCCCTGGGCACCGCCTTGCCGTTCAACTTCCAGGCGATGACGCAGAGGCCGAACATCCAGTGCTGATGGGCGGTGGCACGGGACAGACCGGCTTTCCAGCAGATCGCCTTCCAGGGATCGCCGTTGGCGCGCAGCCAAAGGATCTGGGCGTCGGCCGGATCGACTAGACGCAACCAGGGTAAAGCCTGATCCATGCGGGTAATGGCGGCGGCGGAGGGTGGCGGACGACGAAGCGTCACCTCGTTGGCGCCGTAGGCTTCCCAATAGTCCCGCACGAAGGGAGGCCAAGTACTGGCATAGCCCTGGACCGTGGCGTTGGGCAATCGCCGCAGCACGTCGGCGGCCTCTGCTAGACGGTTCTCCACCATGATCGGTGTCCAGTGGATCTCAGTCATGGGCCACCTCCGGGCGCTTGCCGTAGAGCTTTTGGCCAAGCTGACGGATCAATTCACGCTCGGGCCAGGTGAGGCGCTGGTCGTCCTCGGCGATGACCAGGACGCCACGCTCTTGCCAGCCGTCCCGCTTGACCTGCTCAGGATCGCGGCGGGTGCCACCGAAGCCGGGAGGGTGCCAGTTCATCGCACACCTCCGGCGGTGTCGATGGCCCAGGACAGGATGGCCAGGGCGTCGGCTTCGTTATCGTCCTCTGGATTGAAGCCGCGCACCTTCATGGCGGCGATCACCATGTCCTTGCTGGCATTGCCCTTGCCGGTGGCGTGGCGCTTGATGGTGCCGACCGGAACGCCCTGATAGGGGATGTGGTTGAGTTCGCACCAAGCGGTGAGATGGGCCAGAAAGCCGCCGAAAATGTGGGCTGCATCGGTTCCGGCATGGCGGCGGACTTCCTCGAAGTACACCGCGCTGATGCCCTTGGCGCCGCCCAGTAGGTGATCGAGCCAGGAACGGAAGCGCAGGTAGCGCATTCCGCCGCCTTCGAAGCGGCCGGGGCGGAACTCCATGGTGCCGGAGACAATGGTGCCTTCGGCCAGGCGCATGGCCCAGCCGGTGGTGGTGCCCAGGTCGAGGGCCAGTACGGCGCCTGAAGCATCGGCGTCATGGTTTGGCTGGGGTTTGGTCAAAGCTGTCATGTTTTCCTCCAGGTTTGAGCTTGGAGGGGCGACAGCACGGCCGGGCCGATGGCGGTGGTGTTGCTCACGATTGGCAGGGAGAAATACGGCGCAAAGACGGATGAGTCCCATCGGCCGCCGGGATAGCGGGCGAATTCTTCAAGATCGAGTGAATTTTTCAAGGGCGCCCATAACGGGTCAACCCATTGATTTAGTATATGTAATTTCAAATAATTCAATAAATTCAATAATTCATACAAGAGGTAATAGAGAGATGGCGCCCGCGCCATACGCCCGCGTGAGGGGTCTCTGGTTGAAGAATTGAAGAATTTGAAGAATTCCTCAGAACCCCAGTCACAACAGGGGATTGGGCCGTTCCGTGTGGCCTGATGAATTTTCCAACCGTTGAAGAATTCCCTCATCACCATGCCTCCCGTCCGGTCGTGCGGAACGATATGGTCGGCTTGGTCGCCGTCGCCGTCATGATCGGCTCGATCATTCCGGCCTCCACCAGAACAGCGATCACCTCGTCGCGTTGCCGCCGATCGAGGAATTGGCTGCGGCGGATCAGCTCGCTCTTGGTGAGGCCGGTCGCACCAGCACCCCGGACGATCTCCAGGAGGCGCTTGTGGTTGCGCTCAATGTCGTTGTCTGCGACGCGGCGGCCAATCTCGTCCATGGTGCGGTCGGCGCAGGTGCTGACAAACTGAATCGCCCATTCGGCATCGTCGGCCCGGATCACCGGCGTCACCGGATCCGAGGACACCGCCCGGATCAGGGCGACCCTGGTGGCGTTCTCGCTGATGCGGGCAAGGATCGGTGTGAACGGCGTGCCCAGAGCCTCGCGCAGCCGGACGGTGATATCGCGGGACAGATCCCGGAAGATGGCCTTGGCTCGCGCGTCAATGGGCACGGTCATCGGATCGACGGCGGTGGTGGGGTCGGCCGTCAGTCCCGAGAGATTGCCCGCCGCCATTCGTCCACCACCGGCGGCGATCAGCTTGAGACTCTTGATCAGGGCGGGCGGCGCTGAACGGATGCCGGTGTCGTTGTTCTCGTCGGGGTATTGGTTGCCGCTGGCGATGACAATGAAGCGAGCGAGTGAGCCATCGACCACGTTGGCCGATTGCAGGGCATTCCAGAATCGGGTCGGTGCGGTGGTGCCGTAGACGCACAGACATGGCTGATTGATGTCGCGCCGTTCGTTCTTGCCGTCGCGGTTGGCGTATTCCGCGCCCAGAAACACCCCGCCGGCCGATGTATACAACTCGGTCATGTTGTCGAGGATCTCGGTCAGGTGACGGGGGCTGCGCTTGCGGTCGGCGATGCCTTCCAGGAACATCCCGAACTCGTCGATCTGCAGCAGCATGGCGGGTTGGCGATGCAAGGCGGTGAGCAGGCCGGCGCCGGAGGCGATTTTGTTGCCGCCGAGATACTGGGCGAGATTGGCTTGGAAAAACGTTTCATTGATGATTTCGCGGCTGTGGTTCTTGCCCGAGCCGCTGTCGGCCAGGGCGATGACGTAGAGGTTGGAGCGCAGGTTGCTCTCGGTGCGATATTTGCGCCCCATCAGCGCGCCGATGGCGCACAGGCTGGCACCGAGCGACAATTCCGGCTGGGGGCGCCGAGCGGTGGCCAGCATGTAGGTGACCATGTCGCCCAGCACGCCGTCGGGAATGATGAGATCGAACGGCTGCTCCGGCGGTGCCGGTTCGGCGGGAGTGGCCGCGAGCTTGGCCAGCAGACCGGCGGCGGGATGGATCTCGTCTTGAGGCGTACTGCCGTCCAGCACCAGGGCGGGATCGGGCTGCCAGCCGCGCTCCATGGCAAAATGGTAGATGGTGCCGGCGCCGATGGTGGTGGGGCGGAAACTGGCCCAGGCCTTGGCGGTGGCGGCGGGGACGTCCTTGGCCGACATTGCCGACCAGGATGCAAACAGCGATGCCCCGTCTTCGCCGATGGCTCCCTTTACCGCCATGCCGATCCGCACCCAGGAATCGTAGTCGAGATCGGCGTTGGGGATATGGGCGAGCGCGGATCGCACAGCTGCCAGGGTGCCGCGCTGGGGACTGGTGGATGGCATGGAGGCGGCCGGCGATTCCAAGGTGGCTGGGCGCAGTTCGGGTGGCAGCAAGGCGATGGCAGCTTCCAGCCAGGCGCGCACCGAGTCCTCGGTGACCACCGGCAGATCGTCGAGCGCCACGGTGAGCGGCGAATCCTCCGGCCACACATAGGGCTGGCCGGTATCCGGATGGATGGCGAAGGCGACGAATTGCCGCCCATGCGCCAGGATCTCCAGCGGCGCCCGCTTGGGGCCGGAGAATGGCACATCAGCCCGATACACCAGCAGCCGCTTGGGGGCCTTGCCGATCCTGAGCAAGGGCGTGTCGCCCAGCATGTCGCGGGCCAGCTGCTCCAGCCGATGGGCGGTATCGGGATCGAGCACGTCGATATCGATGCCTACCAAGGTGCCGCAGGCCAGCCCGATGGCGGCATCGGGCCAAGCGGCCCAGGTCTCGGTCTCGATCAGGGTGGTCGGACGGTCGCAATGGCGGGTCCAGGCGGGGTAATCGCACCAAGCGCCAGCCTGAAAGCGTCCAGGCTTCTTGGTTCCCGGCCAGATGGGGATCGCCGGATAGCCGTTATCCACCAGCCGTGCCCCGAATCGGGCCATGAAATCTTGGGCGGCTTCCATCAGAACGGCACCTCCCCAGCCATGCCGTCGAGACGTCCCCGGTCGCGGCCTGCGAGATCGCGCAGATGGTCGCAATAGCCGGTGATCACCGCCTCGACGAAGGTCTGCCATTGCTCCGGCGACAATGCCGCCAGATTGGTCTTGGCGATGCTGTCCAGATACTCGCCGCCCATCTGTCCGCCATGCTCCATGGCGGTGATCTCGTTGGGGGTGGGATCGATCATGGTTCTTCTCCAGCGGGCGATGGTGTCGAGACAGGTCATGGAGCAAGCGGCTTCGGGCGGGCCACACAGCCGGGCGAGACGCGGGATAAAGCCGAAGCCGCGTCCCTCGCGGTTGCAGACGGCGCAGATCATGTGAATCTCGCGCCGGCCACCTCGGTGAACCGGCCGCTGGGGCGCACCGCGATCTCGATCGGCACCCTCAGGCTGTCGGCTTGCATCAGGGCCTGCTCGACGGTGGTGGGGACCGGCAAGCCGGGTGCCCGCTTCTGCCACCACTGCACCGCCTTCTGGCGGGCATAGCCGTCATGCTCGATGCACACCCATTCGCGGTGGCGGACCATGCCGCAGAGATAGCTGACCAGCAGGCTGGGGGGCTTGCCGGGCTTCTCGTGCAAATCGTAGGAGATGTCGGACACCGACACCCATTGCGGCTGGCCGGTGGACAGCACCTCCAGCGTGCTGGCGGTAGCCTCGATCTTGAGTTCCGGTGGGGGGAAATCGTGGCCGCAATCCGGGCATTTGCGCATGGCCGCCGCCAGAATACTGTCGCAGCCGGGACACACCTTGGTCGGCGGCTCGCCATCACCCTTGCCGGGGGCCGAGGGCATTACCGCATCGATGGGGCCGTGCAGGGCGACATTGCCGGCGAAGTCCAGCACCAGGCAGTTGGATTTACCGGGTGACAGCCGGGTGCCGCGTCCGGCCATCTGGACATAGAGGCCCGCCGATTTGGTCGGGCGCAGCATGGCGATCAGGTCGACGGCGGGGGCGTTGAAGCCGGTGGTCAGCACCCCCATTGAGGCCAGCGCCCGGATTTCACCGCGCTTGAAGGCGACGATGATTCGATCGCGCTCGCCCTTGGGGGTGTCGCCGAAGATGGTGGCGCAGGAAAATCCGCGATCCCGGATAGCCTGGGCGACATGCTCGGCATGCTCGACCCCGGAGCAGAACGCCAGCCAGGAGCGACGGTCCTGGCCATAGGCCACCACCTCATCGATGGCGGCACGGGTGATGGAGTCCTTGTCGACAGCCGCCTGAAGCTGGCTGGGGATGAATTCGCCGCCACGGCTGCCGACACCGGTGACGTCCAACTTCGTCGCGGCGGATTTGCTGACCAGCGGGCAGAGAAATCCCGCATCGATCAGGTCACGCACCGACACCTCGTAGGCGATGTCGGTGAACAGGGCGCCACCGCCCTCGTGCAGCATGCCGCTGTCGAGGCGATAGGGCGTGGCGGTAAAGCCGATCACCTTGAGATGGGGATTGATCCTGGCCAGGGTATCGAGGAAGCGCCGGTACATGGTGTCCGAGGCGCAGGGGATCAGATGGGCCTCGTCGATCAGGACCAGATCGCATTGTTGGATGTCATAGGCCCGCTTGTGGATCGACTGGATGCCGGCGAACAGGATGCGGGCGCCGAGGTCACGCTTGCCCAGTCCGGCGGAATAGATGCCGGCGGGGGCGTCGGGCCACAGGCCGATCAGCTCGGCATAGTTCTGGGCGATCAGTTCGCGGACATGGGTGACCACCAGGATGCGCTGATCTGGCCAGTTCTCCAGCACCTCCTTGATGAAGGCCGACAACACCAGAGCCTTGCCGCCGGCTGTCGGAATGACGATCAGCGGGTGCCCGGATTTCCGGCCGAAATAGTCGTAGATGGCGGTGATGGCCGCCTGTTGGTAAGGGCGGAGCGTCAGCATGGCGCCCTCCCGTCGATCCAGGTGGCGCCGGTCTTCATGCGGTAGACCACATGATCGTCTCCGGCATCCATGGGCTCGCCCGGCACCAGATCGGGAATGTAGAGATGAAGCTCGCAGCCTCGCCGCTGGTCGGCGGAGGAGAGGCCACGGTCGTGGCGGGCGCAGTGCCAACCACCCTCCACCGGAGTCGAATGCAGGCAGGTGCGGCAATTGCGCTCGGCGGCGCCCGCCTCATGGCAGAGGGGATGGTGTTCGCACCACCGGCATTGCCACCATGCCGGATCGGCCGACAGCCGTTCCGGCGGACGGGCGGCATTGATGATGCGACCGGCAATGGCCAGGAGGGTTTCGCCCACGGTCCTGTCGGCCGGGATGCGCTCGACGTAAATCTCGTCGGTATCCTTGCACACCGCCACATACATGGCCCGCGTCATGCCAGTGAGGTGGAGGTAGACCTGCATCTGGGCGAAGTGTCGCGGCTTGGACTCCCGCACGCCTTGGCGCTTCAGATCGGCGAAGGACTTGGCCGAGTGGGTCTTGAATTCCAGCACATGCCAGGTCTTGGGCGCTTCCAGCAGGCCCAGGGCCACGCCATCGAGCGAGCCGCCGAAATGTCCACCATGGGCCTCGACCCGCCATTGGCGCCCGGATTCGGGATCGACCTCCAGCACGGTGGCGCCGGTGCGGCGCAGGTCGCGCACGATGCGAGCCTCCTCCAACTGCCCGGTCTCGAACAGCCGCAGCACCCGGCCGGGAAAGCTGGCCCGCGTGGTCCAACGGAAGTCGCACCACAGGGCGCGCAGGCACTCCTTGCCGATCAGCGATGCACCGAGATGAAGGCGGAAGCCGTCCTCGGCACTCGCCTCATAGGCGGCGTAGATCGCTTCGATGGTGGGGCTGAGAGGGGGCGGCAGCGCGGTCATATTGCTGCTCCCCGCGCATCGAGACGCCGGTGGGCCTCGTCCATCACCCTGTGCCAACCGGTCTCGTCGTAATCGGCCCGCACCACTTCGATCAGCAGATCTTTCAAGGCATCCTTGCGGCCCGGCAGGCGAGCCATCAGGGCGGCGACCTCGGCCACCTCGCGCTGGCGGTGGCGCAACGCGGTGCGGGCGCGGTGGTACCAGCGGGCGTCCATTCGCCGACGACCGGCCTGGCGGTCCATGTCGGCGGCGGCGATCTCAGTGCGAATCGCGGTGATGTCGTTCTGAAGTTGGGCCAGACGCTGCCGGCATTCTTCCCTGGTGGTGGGCGGATTGCTCGGGGGAGCCTCCACCTCTATGATCCTGTCATCCATGGATGTTCTCCAATGTCCTGGGTGGAGATGCCGCCGCCGCTCATGTTTGGCGACCTGACGACGGCGGCATCGTTCCGGTTGATGCTCATGCGCTCCGGCGCCACGGCGCGGTGGCCGGGCGGGGTTGGGCGGATTGCGTCGCAGGTTTGGCCGGCTGGGTGGCCGCCGCAGGACGGGTGGCCGGAGCGGCGGCGGCTTGGTCGAGCGGCTGATAACGAATGGTGTTGGATTCGCCGTAGCCGTTCTTCGGCGGCTGCACCCGCACATCGGCCAGCATGGGGATCAGGTGGAGTTCTTCGCTGTCCTGGACCTGCATGCGTCCCGTGGCATGGCAGATGGCCGACAGGGTGCGCTGGGCCATTTCCACCGTGCTGGGGTTGTTGTTGACCAGATTGAGGCGGTCAAACAGCTTGCGCCCCAGGGAATCGCCTTCCAGCACGTCGAGTTCCAGCCACAGGTACTGGCCCATGCCGTCCTTGGTGACGCGCATTTCGCTGGCGACGATCTGCACCACGTATTTGCCGGGAGGCAGCACGTCGGCGGATTTGGCGGGATCGACGGTGGTGGCGTCGAAATTTCCGAGATTGGCCATGATGGTTCCTTATCGGTTAGGATTGAGCTTGGAATTGGGGCATCGTCGACGCGAAGGCGTCCCACGACAGCGGCAGCACATCGGGCAGGCCGTAGCGGTTCTTGGCGAGGAAGGCGGGACGTTCGGCGGAGTAGAGCACCCGCTCGCCTGAGCCGAGAGCGCGGGTCACCTTCTTGTTGAAGCCGACATCGCTCTTGACCGTGCTGATGCGGTAATTGGCGAATAGCACCGCGTCGGAATGCTCCTGCAGCAGGGCGGCGGCGCGGGCATGCAGCTTGATGATGTAGCGGTCGTAGGGATCGTGCTCGGGGCTGTCGAAGCGCTTGATCTCGGTATGGGCGATCTGGATGATCGTCAGGCCCTTCTCATCGCGGAGCGCGTTGAGGCCGTCGATGTACTGACGCCACAGGTCCAGCGCGGCGACGTAGCCCTTGCCGTAGCCGGGGTCCTCGATGGATTTCCAGCCATTGTCCTTGCAGGCCCGCGCCCAGATCAGCGGCTCCAGCCAGTCGACGCTGTCGATCACCACGGTGCGGAAGTCGTTGTCCTCGGAATAGAGGGCGGCCAGCGCCTCCATCACCTCGTCGAAGCTGCGGGCCAGCGGGAAATGGGGGATGTCGAGGGTGCCCAGGCCATCCTCGGTGAGGATGAACACCGGATTGGGCGCCGCCGAAGCGAAGGTGCTCTTGCCCACCCCGGCCACGCCATGGACAAGGATGCGGGGGGATGACAGCGCGGAACTGCGCTTCAGCGATGCGAGGGATATCGCCATTATTGGATCTCCTTGGATGGGGGGAAACGTGCTTACCGCCGGCCGCCTCTGGTGATCGATGAGCGCGGGCGGCCCGCCGCCTTGATGGCCAGATAGCTGAAATCGTCATCGCCATTGCGGCGCTGGAGCAGGAAGACGCGCTCGGCCTCGGCCGCCTGCTGAATGCGGCTGGCAACATCAACGACCTGGCGGCGCAGCACTTCCGGCAGCACCTTGGTGCTGGGCATCCGGTCATGGCCGAGATGGCCGCGGTAATAGATCAGGGCGGCCCCCGGAGTGGCGTCGGCCAGCCAGTCGCAGATACCGTTCTCGTCCACCGGCAGGGAGCGGGCCGGGAAATCAGGGTGGGGAAAGATTGAGGTCATCGTCGTCGTCCTGTTTTTCGGGTTATTGGCTATGTACCGACGCACTGGCCGGATCGTCCCAAGGGGGTGAGATCCCTCCGATCAGATCGCCAGGGCTGGGACGATTGGGGATGGTCATTGGGCGACCCTCCCGCAACCGGCACCGTCAATGTTGTGCTTTTGTTCTGTGATGTAATCGCGCAGGCGGACAGCCATGGCGAAGGTCAGGCGGCGGCGGCCCTGCTCGATATGGCGCAGCAGGTTGGGATCGTTGACCGCTTTCTTGCAGAACATGGTCGGTGCGGTCCCCGTTTCCGCCAGCCAGTCATCGACCTCGCGCTGGACATCGGCGATGAAGGTGCTGACGTGGTCGGCGATATCGGCTTTGCAGGTGTCCATTCGATCCCCCTCTGTTTCGATTGAGGGAAACCTATCAAGCTTGACACAGTTAGGACGAATCCTATTTCATGGCCCCGTACAAACCCGAGGAGACTCCATGACCACGACCCTGGCCGACCGCATGCGTNCCATGGCGAAGGTCAGGCGGCGGCGGCCCTGCTCGATATGGCGCAGCAGGTTGGGATCGTTGACCGCTTTCTTGCAGAACATGGTCGGTGCGGTCCCCGTTTCCGCCAGCCAGTCATCGACCTCGCGCTGGACATCGGCGATGAAGGTGCTGACGTGGTCGGCGATATCGGCTTTGCAGGTGTCCATTCGATCCCCCTCTGTTTCGATTGAGGGAAACCTATCAAGCTTGACACAGTTAGGACGAATCCTATTTCATGGCCCCGTACAAACCCGAGGAGACTCCATGACCACGACCCTGGCCGACCGCATGCGTGCGCGGATGAAGGAACTGGAGTTACGGCCCCTGCATGTGGCCGAGGCCGCCGGCGTTGGTCGCTCGTTCGTCTACGACATCCTGCGCGGACGCTCCGCCGACCCGTCCAGCGAGAAGCTCACCCGCGTCGCCGCCGTTCTTCAGATGCCGATCGAGGCCCTGCTCTATGGCGAGGACGGTAAACAGGCTCCAGCCGTCACCACCCCGTCTCGGCGCGATTACGTCGCCGTTCCCTTCGTCGACGTCGAGGCCGACATGGGCGGCGGCGCCGTGGCGGAAAACGAGGAAGAGGGCGCTCCATGGCACTTTCCGAAGTCCTGGCTGCGTGGCGTCCTGCGTCTCAGGCCGGCAGGATTAAGGCTGATCCGGGTGCGCGGTGACAGCATGGAGCCGACCCTGCTTGGCGGCGACGTGGTGATGCTCGACACCACCCAGGTCGTCCCTAACCCCACCGGCATCTTCGTTCTGCACGACGGGTTCGGGCTGGTTGCCAAGCGGCTGGAGCGCCTTGCCGGAGGCGAAATCCCCTCTGTCCGCATCATCTCCGACAACAGCCGCTATTCCCCCTACGACCGTAGCGCCGAGGAGATCCGTATCATCGGTCGTATCGTCTGGTTTGCGCGAAACCTGTCGTGAAATTCGGATTAGACCTAATACGTGCGACTGCGCCATAAGAGAACAATCAGAAAACGTTCTCTTATGGGTGTGCCTATGTCCATCGCCCTCCATCCCGACCACATGACCGCCGCCGAGCGCCTCGACGAAATCGCCGAGATTCTGGCGGCCGGCGCCATGCGTCTCCTGGCGCGGAAGTCCACTCGTTTATCTGCTGACGCCGGAGACTGATCCGTCGACTTCACTGGTCACCAGAGCGTCCATGGGTCCGACCGCAATTGCAGGAGACCCCGTAAATGACGACCGCGATCCTCACCCAGGTGGCCGAATTGCCCACCCTGCCGACGCCCAAGTTGAAGGCCATGTGGCGGGAGCTGACCGGCACCGAGCCGCCGCCCTACAACCGCACCTTCCTGGTCAAGCGATTGGCCTACCGGATTCAGGAACTGGCCTTCGGCGGCCTGTCGGTCCAGGCCGAACGCCGCCTCGACGATCTGGTCGATGAGTTGGACGGCAAGAAGAAGCCCAAACCCAAGGACATGACAGCCCCCATCGTCGGCACCAAGCTGATCCGGGAATGGCAAGGCGTGCTGCAGGAGGTGACCGCACTGGCCGATGGCTTCGAATGGCAGGGCCGCCGCTACCAGAGCCTGTCGGCGGTGGCCCGCGCCATCACCGGCACCCGCTGGAATGGGCCGCTGTTCTTCGGGTTT